ATGCTGCAACTACTAGAAGAGCATCTGAACGAGAAAGGAATAAGGGCGATATCACTCAAGGACCTACAGGGTTTGTTTGTCGACGATCTCAAAATAGGGGTGAATCGCATACGCCATCTGATGCCAGAACTTGGTTGGTCTGCTGTGTCCGTTAAATGGGGTGGTGTCGATCATTCGCGAGCTGTGTGGTTGCGTCCAGATCATCAGTTGAGCAATGGCGAGATATTTGGACCCGGAGGATTTCGGGCGAAGTTTGATGGTAAAACAAGTGAAGGGATAGAACAGCCATTTGATTTAATTGATGCGAAGGAGGTGACTTACTGATGAGTGATCACTTCACAATAAAGGACCAATCGCTGCTTTGGTATGAGGAGATCCTCGAGAGCCACCTAGCGGAAGCTGAGCAGAAAGTGGATGAGCTTTTGGCTGACACGACCGTGGATGACAATGGCTGCAAGGTCACGGACACCAAAGGGCCAAGACGGGTTCGGTTCAATGGTAAGAGCGATAGGGCTTATCGTTTTGTTCTCGCGGTCCGCTCTAACTACGCGCCGTCAACCGATGAGCTAGTCCGGCATCGGTGCCACAATCGGCTGTGCGTGAACCCGGAGCATCTGCTGTTCGGTTCGCGGCTGGATAACTGGCTGGATGAGGTCGATCGCAAGGCCAACGGTCCAGGCTCGCATCTGCTGTAGGACGCTGCCGTAATTCTTATAGATTACGGATTACGACACCCGCTTCCCCCGCTCTAGAGGTGGGGGTGGCGGGGCGATTAGCTTGATTGGTGCAAGAACTAGAAGGCGAGGTGCTGCTCTAGCTCCCCCTTTCATTACTTATCCCTATGCCTACCCTCTCAGACCAATGGTATCAGGGGGTAACAAGTGAGAGGGGCGGTGGCAGAGGCTGCATCGTAATTGTCCGACCACACCCCCGACACCCGTTGGGGCACTTTATGGGGCATTCTCGTCGTGAGAGTGCCTCGTCGTCTCTTATTCTTCTGGGAGGTTAGCGTTGGCTGGGGTGGTAGGAAAAAACCCGTGCTACACATAAATCCTTGATATTGCTGTATAACCTTGTTTTCACTTGTTTATTTCTCACGTGGGTGTAACACACGCATGTAACACACGGTTTACTTAGACCCGTGATCAAAAGGTGAACACTTTGGGTAGGCAGACATATCTGATCCGGCGTGGCGGTGCTTATTCCGCCCGTTTGCGCGTCCCTCTAGACCTGATCGAAGCTGTGGGTCGCAAAGAGCTTGTGAAGGCGCTAGGCACTAATGATCCTGCCGAGGCCAAACGTCTTGTTTGGGCTGTGGTAGACGGCTGGCAACGCCAGTTTGACGCCCTGCGCAACCGTGCCGAGATGACAGACGGTGATAAAGGTGAGCTTGTCTGGTCTCATTACTCCGGCACTCTTGAACGTGACGAAGTGCGCCGCGCAAATACTCCACAACAAGCCGATGTTGACCAAGCGCTGGAACGCGCTGTGGAACGGGTAGGGCGAGAGGGGTTAGACATTCATGACCCCTTGCAGATGCTTGATGCCGTGATGGACGCAGACGTGATGAAGAATCGGCGCAGTGGATCAGGAAGCGTTGATGCGCATGTGCGGCAGACAAAGCTCGCAGATTTACGCAAGCACTTGGCGACAGGTGAGAATGCGCTTGTCCGGCACGAAATCGAAGCCTACCTGAAACAGAGAAATCTCACCATTGACGCGGTTGATCGGGGCGAACTCTCCCGTCAGCTGATACGCGCTGAGATAGAGGCGCTGCAACGCACCCTAGAGCGCGATGATGGTAACTACGGTGGCGAACCTGCTGACAGGCTGATCAAGGGCTTGTCGGGGCGCGTAGGTGCGGCCAAAGGCGAGAGTATAGAAGAGGTCTTTGAGGTTTTTGCTGCTGAAAATGTCAGTGGCGTAGCACCTGATCGAATTAATCAGATGCGACGTGATATCGAACTGTTCTCGCAGGTCGCAGGTAAGGGCTTTAGTGTCGGCCAGATCGACAAGAAGCTGGTGCGAGAATGGAAAGCGTTGCTGATCAAGTTTCCGGTGAAGGCAACGGAGATGCTCGCGTTCAAAGGTATGGAGCTGCGTGAAATCGTGGCTGCGAACGAAAAGTTGAAAAAGAAGGTTCTGAGTGATCGTTCCGTAAATCGGTATCTATCGAGCTTGAGCGCACTTTGTAAGTGGCTGGTCAATAACGGTTACTTGGAGAGCAATCCTGTCACCGGCATGTCGTTGGCGAAAGAGCACAACAGCACTACACTGCCCTTTACAACTGATCAGCTGAACACCTTGTTCAATTCGCCCCTTTTTACAGGATGCCAGAGCGCGGATGTTTGGTCGCTTATGGCGAAGGAGGGCAATGTCCTGATCCGCGACCATCGTTATTGGGTGCCCTTGATCATGTTGTTCTCTGGTGCGCGTCCTGCCGAGATCGGCCAGTTGATGTTGGCAGATGTGCGTGAAGAGCACGGACGTTGGATTATGCACATCACGACCGAAGGTGATGGTGACAAACGAACAAAGACGAAGGGATCAATGCGCGTCGTACCAATTCACCCGATGTTGGTTCGACTTGGCTTGATCGGCTATCACGCAGCGCAGGTTAAAGCCGGTGAGGCGCGTCTGTTCCCGAAGGCGGTCAGAAACGCTCGTGGTCAGATGATGGCGGAGTTCTCGCGAGAGTTCAGTCGATACCTGACACGGATCGGTATCAAAGAGGGCAGGGGGATTAGTCTTTATTCATTTCGGCATGGTGTTACAGACGCTTTGCGCCGCGCGGGGTATCTGGATGAACAGTTCGGCTTAATCCTTGGTCACACGCAAGGCACGACGACAGGCCGTTATGGGGTCATGGCGCATGGCGTGCTTGAGCAGCGTGCAACGTTGATCGATGCTATCGATTATCCGGGCTTGGACCTTGGCCATTTACGTGATGCCCGACGGTTATTGCTTGCGTCGAACTTGCTCAAACCGCAACCATAAGATAAAGTCAACATGACTGATCAGCTTCGTCTCGAGAGGGTCATTCTTACTGCGATCATTGTGATCCGAGAATATGTTAGCCGCCTTGGGGTGTCCTTTGGAAATTGAAGAAATAAGCCTGTCCAACTTCCGCGGCTTTCGTGATGGATCTTTCTCTTTCGGAGACAATATCAATCTTATTGTTGGGGTGAATGGGGCTGGAAAGACAACGGTCTTGGATGGACTAGCCACGGCCATGTCCTGGCTAGTCAATAGAACTCTGAACGATAGATCAAATGGGTATCCTATAGATGAAATGGACATTCGGAATGGTGCCCGAGCGTCCGCAATCGAAGTCTCGGTAAAGCACGAGGGGGAGCGCTTTAAGTGGAAGGTTATAAGATCCGCTCGCGGTGTGTCTTCTCATAAGCACAGAAGTGAGCTTTCCGAACTGACCGACCTTTCTCGTAATTTTCAGGGTTCGCTCGGTGACAATCCGGAAAGTGCTTCCCTCCCGCTCGTCATTTATTATCCTGTGGACCGATCCATTGTCGAAATTCCACTGAGGACGAGAGGAAAGAGGGCATTTAACCAACTATCGGCGTACGATGATGCACTGAAGTCCGCTGCAAATTTCCGGCGATTTTTTGAATGGTTTCGCTACAAACAAGAGGAAAGCCTGTCAAACTTCATGGAAGATGTTGTCGATAAGCTCCGTACCGGAGACGCACTGGAAAGCATCGATGATCTACCCGTAAACTCGGCAGGAAGAGAATTGAATGCGGTCCGTGAGGCCGTATACAAGTTCATGCCTGGGTTTTCCGACTTACGAATAATGTACTCTCCTCTGAGAATGGTTGTTGAAAAGAACGACAGGCGACTTAACTTGCTCCAGCTTTCCGGAGGTGAAAAGATCATGTTGGCGTTGGTTGGTGATTTGGCTCGACGGCTGACTTTGGCTAATCCAAACATTGCAGATCCGCTGACAGGAGAAGCTATCGTTTTGATTGACGAGATTGACTTGCACCTTCACCCAAAATGGCAAAGAAATGCGATTTCTCAGCTGGCAACGGTATTCCCAAATTGCCAGTTCATTTTGAGCACGCATTCCCCACATATTATCACACACGTTCCTCCTGAAAACATCTCAGCCGTAAAGACTAACGACAATGGCGAAGTGCAAGTGCACTCTGTTCGCGCGAGCTATGGTTATACTGCAGAGAGTGTTCTGGGTGAGATCATGGGGCTCGACACGACCCGCCCAGATGAGGTCCAAGAGCTCTTTGACCAGATATTCAAAAATATTAGTGATGGTGATCTCGATCAAGCCGAGAAAAATCTAGAGTGCTTGAAAAGCAATGTGACTGCCGACCCAGAAGTAACACGGGCTAAGGCGCTCATTTCGCGAAAAAAGCTCCTAGGTAAATGAAGTTAATTATTAAATCGCAAGAGCCTACATCATTTGCTTCGTGGAAGAACTTGGCGAACTCCGATTGGCAGCCTAGCTGGGATAATCTTCAAAACCCCGAGAAAACTTTCCTCTTAGAAAGGTTGATCTTCGACCAGAAGGGGATCTGTTGCTATTGTGAATGCCGTATATCCGTTGAGGACTCACATATCGAGCACATTGTTCCTCGCAGCGCTTCGGCTAACTTGCAACTTGAATTTCCTAATTTGCTCGCATCCTGCCTCAAGGAAACTCAGAAAGGTCAGCCCCTTACCTGCGGAAAAGCTCGTGGTGATTGGAACGAGGCTGGCTATCTGAACCCCTGCGAACAAGGTTCCAAAGATGAGATCGTCTATCTCATGGATGGCAAAGTGTCCGCAAACAGTCGACACTGCGAAGAATTCGTATCCAGGTTGAACTTGAATAGTCGGCTTAAGATCGACGGGCGATTGGCAGCAGCATCTGTAATAATTGAAGACGAAAATTTAACGGAAGCAGACGTTAGTGCGCTTCTGGCGGCAATGTTGAAACAAGATGAACTTCCGGAGTACATGAGTTTTCTCGTCTCCGCGGCCAATGAGAACTTTGGAATTTCCTTATAAAATGCCTTTCTGTGGCTGGTAGGATCGGCCGCTTAGTTCAGGGTGTGATGCTGCGATACACCTCGGGCGATTTGTTGATTTGGTCGCGACGCTGTTTACTGCTTCTTTGTTGAACATTGCTTACACTCATGCGCTTCTGGCCTAATATGCGGTTGGTGGCTTCGTGCTAATGCTGGTCGTTCCGCGAGGAATGCTCAAAAGTCCACCCAAAGCCGAGACGGCTTTATGGGTTGACTTCGCACCAAGAGTAATTCGCGCCCTTGATACCGATGAGTTTCAGTTCTTGTTGAACAAATACGAGAAACGGATGCGTTTTGCGTGAGGCTGCCGGTATGGCATTTTAGGGATTCACAACGTCACTCGTGTGTTGTATATATATCACACATGTTGTTGTGGAACCTTGATGACCATCCTATCCCGCCTCTTTGGCAACGCCGAAAGCAAAGCACTACACCTCACTGATCCGGACGCACTTGGCCTGTTCGGCGCCATACCCACCGCTACCGGCATCCACGTCAGCGGAAGCTCTGCTTTGCGCGTCCCTGCCGTCGCATGTGCCGCTGCGCTGATCAGCGAGACCATCGGTGCGATGCCAGCAAAGGTGCACCTCTCAGAAACGAAAGAGGCGGTCAAAGACCAACCAGCCTACCGGCTTGTACATGACGAAGCGAACGAATGGACCAGCGCCGGTCAACTTCGCGAAGACCTCACAATCGACGCGCTTCTGACTGATAACGGTTATGCGCACGTTGTTCGCTTGGATGACGGCACACCGGTGGAACTGCACCGACTTGACCCTGCCACGGTCCAAACCGACTACGAGCCGGATGGCGAACCGTTCTACATAGTACAGACCACGCAAGGACCGCGACGCTACAGCTACCGCGACATCCTGCATATCCAACCTTTCGGTGGCTTATCTCCGATCAAGTTGGGTCGTGAAGCGATTGCTTTATCACTTGCATTCGAACAGCACGTCGCAAGCCTGTTCGCCAATGGCGCACGCCCCTCCGGCATCATCAAGTCAGAAAAGGCGTTGGACGTCGAAGCGAAGAAAAAGATCGCGGGCTCTTGGTTTAGTACCCACTCTGGCCGCAACACCGGCGGCACCGCCATTCTAGACGAAGGCATGACCTACGATCAGCTTTCAATGACGCTGGCAGATGCCCAATTCGCAGAGAACCGCCTCGAACAAATCCGTGAAATCGCACGTGTCTTCCGCGTGCCACCGACGATGTTGTTCGAGCTGACACGCGGCACATGGTCCAACACCGAAGAAATGGCACGCCAGTTTCATGCAATAACGCTTAAGCCGTGGCTGGTCAGCTGGGCGTGGGCTTATGCACGTGTCTTGTTCACACCGGAAGAACGCGCCGCTTTCTATATCGAATTCGTGACGGACGACCTGCTGACCACCAATTCCGCAGCACGTGCCGCCGCATACGGTCAGTATCGGTCAATGGGTGCGATGACCGCAAACGAAGTGCGTGGTGGTCTAAACCTCGCGCCCCGTCCTGACGGCAACAACCTTGCAAACCCCTACACAACGTCCGGCGCACCCGATCCGGCAATACAGGATCAAACAGCATGATCACCTTCACCGGCTTCTTTGGCGATGGCGAGCACAGCTTTGCACTCACAGACGGCATGATCACCGAACTTGAACGCCTTTCCGAAGTCGGTATCGGCACCCTCTACACACGAGCAATCGGCATGCAGTTTTCTGTGGCGGACATCGTGCAAACCATCCGGCTTGGCCTGATCGGAAGCGGCATGGCACCGCAACAAGCGATGCAGCTTGTTGAGACTTATGCCGCCAATCGTCCGATGTCGGAAACCTTCCCACTTGCACTCGATATCCTTGATGCACGCTGGAATGGCGTTGCCGTTCCCGCGTCCGGAGAAACCGCACAATGACAACCCGCCTTGAGTTCAAAGCAGACCTGACCGTCACGTCTGAAGGTCTGATCGAAGGGATCGCTTGGCCGTTCGGTAGTGCGGATCGCGTTGGCGATATCATCGAGAAAGGCGCAATCGCTACGCCTACAACGCTCCCGATGTTGTTTGCGCACGATCAATCCCAAGTGATCGGCGTATGGGACACAATCGCAGAAACCGACGCTGGCCTGACCGTCAAAGGTCGGCTGCTGATCGACGATGTCGCGCGAGCCAATGAAGTCCGCGCCATGATCAGCGCCAAAGCAGTCTCCGGCCTGTCTATTGGCTTCGTCACCACGAAATCTACACCCCGCGCAAGAGGCCGCACGATTAATGCCCTGACCTTGCACGAAATTTCTGTTGTCGCAGTCCCGTGTCATCCGGGCGCACAGATCACGTCCCTCAAGTCCGATGACACCACCCCCATGATTAAGGATACCCACATGGACCCCGAACTTATTAACGATCAGCCCCCTGCCATTCCGGCAAACGCACCACAAATCGACACCAAAGCCTTTGACGAAATCAAGGCACGCTTAGACAAGATGGAAGCTAAGGCGAACCGTCCGCAAGGCGTTCACATCGCTGGCCCCGTCGCCTCCGACGAAACAAAGGCGTTTGGTAATTTCTTGCGCCGTGGCGTCGAGCGTATCTCACCTGATGAAGCCAAAGCCCTGACCGTTGGCACAGATGCCAATGGCGGTTTCCTCGCACCGCAAGAATTCGGTGGCGAGCTGATCAAACTCTTGAACGAATTTTCGCCCCTGCGTCAGTATGCGAAAGTCATCCAGATCAGCGCCGCATCGATTATCTACCCGCGCCGCCTGACTGGCACGTCGGCGTCATGGACCGCCGAAACCGCCAACCGTGTGGCTTCCGGTATGACCTTCGAGCAAGTGACAATGACGCCTTACGAGCTGGCGACGTTCACAGATGCCTCCAACGCTCTGCTTGAAGACAACGCCTACAACCTCGAAGGCGAGCTGCTTTCAGATTTTGCGGAGTCTTTTGCAAAGACAGAGGGTCTGGCGTTCGTCAAAGGCACCGGCACGGGTCAGCCTGTAGGTATCATGACATCGACTGACATCGCCGAGATCAAAACAGGTGTTGCTGCAAACTTCCCAGCTGCAAACCCCGCAGACGTGCTGATCGCTATGTATCATAAGATCGCGTCAGTGTTTGCACAAACCGGCGTTTGGATGATGAACCGCAACACGCTAGCGGTCGTTCGAACATGGAAAGATGGCAATGGTCGTTACCTCGTGCTTGATCCAATCACAGCTGGCGCACCTTCTACTTTGCTTGGCCGCCCTGTCGTCGAAATGACGGACATGGACGATATCGGTGCCGGTAAATGCCCGATCTTGTTTGGTGACATGTCCGGCTATCGGATCATTGACCGCGTGGGCCTCACAACACTTCGCGATCCATACAGCTTGGCAGCGAACGGCCAAGTCCGCTTCCACGCTCGCAAACGCGTTGGTGCTGACGTCACCCATCCGGATCGCTTCATCAAATTGAAGTGCGCCGTATAAAATGCTGTTGAACAACGCATACGACGTTTCTTTGGCTTACGGTGGCAACGCCGTGAGCCTTAGACCGTCTTTGCGTGCAGCGACCAACCTTGAACGCCTGCACAACGGCTTTTCCGGCCTGCTGCAGCGCGTCCAAGCGTTTGATCTGTCGACGATCCGCGCAATCATCTTATGCGCCGCGACAGACAAACAAGAGGCCAAGGCATTCCTTGCTGGTATGGAGAACGCACCACTTGCCACCATCCGCGAAGTTACAACCGCGCCCGCTTTCGTTCTTATCACCGCGCTGATGACCCCTGTATCCAACACACAGGGAGAGGCCGCGAAAGCACCTTCTGGCAGTCCGGTCGCATGGCACGACCTGTTCGCAGACCTTTACAAGATCGCGACAGGTTGGCTTGGCTGGACACCGGCACAGGCTTGGGACGCAACGCTCACTGAGATCACTGGTGCCTTTGATGGCCTGCTCGCAAAGCTTAAGGCAATCCACGGTGCCGCCGATGATGACAGTTCCGGCACATCAACGATGACAGCTGAACAGCGGCAAGAAAACGCCGACGCTGGCCTTGATCCGGACTTTGACCGTTCCGCCCTTACGAAGCTCAAACGAAACATCGTTGCCGCAAAAGAGGCGAGCCTATGAGCCGTCCGCCACACCTATGCACGTGCGGTAAGATAGTAGCGTTTGGCACCCGCTGCGCATGCCAGATCGCCAGCACGCGTGCTCGCAACAAGCGTCACGATGCAAACCGCCCAACCGCACGTGAACGTGGTTACGATAGCCACTGGCAAGCCGCTCGGAAAGAGTGGCTGCAATGGAATCCCTACTGCGCAATGTGCAGAGGCAAGGCCACTACCGTCGATCACATCAAGCCACATCGTGGCGATAAGGTTCTATTTTGGGACAAGAACAATTGGCAGTCCCTCTGCACGTCTTGTCACAACCGGCACAAGCAACGGGTCGAACAAAGCCAATGACGCAAACCTTATGGCAAGAAGTCCTGCGTTTGGCCATTGAAGACGCATTGGTTGGCAACGGAGACTCCGGAACCACACGAGCTGCACGCAAGCACGCGACCCACCTTGCGCGGCTCTACCTGACCAAGCCGAACGAAGACTTCGACGTTGTATGCACCTTAGCTGGCCTTGAACCAATTGCTGTGCGTGATGCCATGCGAAAGCGCCTCAAAGCTGCACCTTCAATAGATGAAGTGTTCAGCGACACCCGAAGGCGCAGCGCTATGAACGAACGCCGATTAACCCATCGCGGTCGCACTTTGACGATCCGTCAATGGTCGAAAGAAACAGGTCTGACACGCGCAGCAATCAATACGCGTTTGCAGCTTGGTTGGAACATCGACCGGCTTTTGAGCGAACCAAGCAGGAAGCGTAAGCGGCAGGGGGTGGTCTCTGACTTTAGGCCATCTTTAGGGACCGGCGGGGGGACAGTCGCACAAGACAGCTCGAATATAACTTTTCAGGATCAAGCGAAATGACGATCACACCCATCGCCTTGCTTAAGGCGCAACTGACAATCGAACACGACCTAGATGACGACCTGCTGACACATAAGCTGGCAGTGGCCGAAGAATGGATCGGAAACTTTACCGGTCTCTCTTTCGCGGTTCGCGATCCGGTCCCTGCGTCGCTCACTGAAGCCGCCGTGCAGCTCGCGGCCTATTGGTATGTCCAGCGCGAAGCTGCGACTGACGTGCGCCTTACAGCCGTTCCCTTCGGCGTATTGGACCTCGTGCGTCCTTACCGTGAAAGCGTGGTTGGTCATGTCGCGGCTTAAAGGATCGGCAGACCTCGAAAGGCGTCTGCTGCAGATACCAAACGAAGTTCTGACAGAGCTACGCCCTGCGCTAATCAATGGTGCGCACGACATCGCAGACGCGATGGAAATGCTCGTTCCGGAGCGCGATGGCGACCTGCTGGGCAGTATTGCCGTGACTGGCCCCAATGAAACCACACCACCATATTCAGCAGGTGGATCAGTGACGTTGAAAGCCAATCAAGCGGCAGTGACCGTTGGTAATACAGACGTAAGGCACGGCCACTTGCAAGAATTTGGCACCGCGCACCATGAGGCACAGCCATTCATGCGCCCCGCATTCCGCCTTAAGAAGGCTAAGGTTATGCGCCGGATCGCATCGGCAGTGACCAAGGCGATCAAGAAAGCAGGCGGCCAATGATCGAACCGAGTGTCAGCTTACAGACCGCACTACGTACCACGTTGATCACGGACACTGCTGTGACTGCGTTGGTGCAGCCTGCAAACATCCGATCTGGATCAACGCGCCCTGACAAGCACGCATGTGTGATCATGTCCGGTGCCAGCACAGAATATCTTGGACGTGCAGCCGGAGATCAGCACTTGGCACAGATCAACCTTGATGTGCATATCTGGGCCATCGAAGACGGTGCGGACACCGCGAAAGCTATCGGCTTTGCCGTAGCGCAAGCCGTGCTCGCCATGTCTGACACACACGACGGCTTTGAAATCGACAGCTTAGACCAGCCACGCATGATCTGGTTGCGCGATGTGCAGCCGGAACTTTCCTACACCCATGGCCTTCTCGAAATCGAAGCTATCATCCGGTGGCGCGTATGACCTTGATCAAAGCAGGTGCGTTGCGTGAACAGGTCACCTTTGAACGCAAAGTCGAAACAGTACAGCCTTCTGGTGCGGTATTGGTGCAATGGATGCAGGGAAAAACCTTGCGTGCCGAGTTGGTGCAAGAAAGTGCAGAGACGTTCTTGAGCGGAACAGAGCACACAGAAGATCGAAAGGTTTTCCGGTTGTGGGCGTGCAAATGGATCAACACTGACCTGCGTCTGATCCATGCAGATCGCACTTACCGGATTGCAAAGATCGTGCCGCTGGATCGGCTTGGTCTGGAGCTTCACTGCATCAACGCCGTGAACGAGGTGCATTCATGAGCAAGCACCTGCGTGGCGTTAAGCCGCCCGTATCGAGATCGAAAGACGCGCTTACCAAAGCGCCGCAAGTGCCCTCCTACTTCTCGCCATACGCCGCGGCGGAATGGAAGCGGATCATGCCGCGGATGATCAAAGACCGCGTGCTGACCAAGGCTGATCTTGCCGGTGTGGAAAACTACTGCATGATGATCGGCACAGTGCGAGAGATAGAGACCAACCGCGCATTGAACGCAGGCGACATTGATCCAAAATTGTTTGGCGTGCAAAACCGTGCGGCACAAACAGCTCGCCAGCTTGCGGCTGAATATGGCCTGACACCCACTAGCCGCGCCCGTATAGGCAGCAACAGCGATGACGACGCGGTAGACGACAACCCCTTGAACGTCTGCTGAACCGTGAACGCGCTGGCTTCCATAGATACAACACAGGCGGAATCCGTATCGCCTAGCGCCTCTCCGGCGTGGATTTATGATGGCAGCCCAATCGCTGATCCAATGGGATACGGCGAACGCGCAGTCACGTTCTTAAAGCGTCTAAGACACCCGAACAGTGACGCGCCAAATGGTGGCTTTCAGCTCGCGCCGTGGCAGGAACGGATCGTGCGCCGCATCTATGGCCCACGGCACCCCGATGGCCGCAGGATTGTGCAGAACGTGTTCTTGCTAGTGCCACGTGGCAACCGAAAAACATCGCTCGCCGCCGCTTTGGCCCTGCTACACACCATTGGCCCCGAGCGCGTGCCAGCCGGTCAAGTCTTGTTTGCTGCCGCTGATCGCGAACAGGCCGGAATTGGCTTTCGTGAAGCTGCAAATATCGTGCGTCAAGATAAACGCCTGATCGCTGCAACGCGCATCTATGACGCGTTCAATTCCGCCAAGCAGATCGTCTTCAAGGCGGAAAGCGTGACACTGCGTGCCTTGTCTAGCGATGGCGGTGCAGCCCACGGTCTGACACCCACCTTCACCCTGATTGACGAAATCCACATCTGGAAAGGTCGCGACCTTTGGGAGGCTCTAAGATCAGGTGCAGCGAAAGTAGACGACAGCCTTACGGTGATCGCCACAACTGCCGGTCGCGGTGCCGAGACGCTCGCGGCTGAACAATACAACTATGCCCGCCGCGTGGCTTTGGGTGAAATCGACAACCCCGCCTATCTGCCGATCTTGTTCCAAGCTGACACTGATGACGACTGGCAGGATGAAGCGGTCTGGCACAAAGTAAACCCCGGCTTGGCCCACGGCTTCCCTTCTCTCGTCGGCCTGCGCAGTCTGGCGAAAGAGGCCGAGAACAAACCTGCCGACAAAGCCGCATTCCTTCAATTCAACCTGAACGTATGGCAGGCGAACAGCCGCGATCCATTGTTCGACATGACCACGTACGACCGGCGCACCTTTGACCATGAACCTAGCGAACTGGAAGGCCTGCCGTGTTATCTGGGGGTGGACTTGTCCCTGTCTGGCGACCTGTCGGCAGTTGTGGCGGCTTGGCGTCATAACGACGGACAAATCACGATTTGTCCTTGGCTGTTCGTTCCAAACGACGACCTGAAGGATCGCGCTGATCGTGACGGCCTACCTTACGAGCAATGGCGTGATGATGGCCTAATCACAGCTTGCGACGGTCCAATCATTGACCAAGCAATGATCGAAGACACGATCCGCGAACTTTGCGCCGCGCATGATGTCCATGAGATCGCGGTAGACCCACACCTTGCCCGTCGTCTGATGCAGAACCTTCACGATGACAGCTTGCCGGTAATCGAATTCCGGCAAACGCCGCTCAATATGGGCGTTGCCGCTGGTGATCTTGAGCGCACCGTAAACGGCGAACTGATCCGGCATGCGGATCATGCCGCACTGCGACAGCACTTTGACAGCGTGGTCGCATCCCGAAATCCCACGTCTGGCCTGATCCGCATGCACAAAGGTAAGAAAACAGACCGTATCGACGGCGCGATTGCCGCCGCTATGGCCGTGTCACGCGCCTGCGCAGCCGAAACCAACAACAGCAAATACAACGCCGCCGAAAGCGACGGCCTGTTCATTTTTTAAGGAAAGACCCAATGTCATTGCCCGGCCTTATCGTCGATGTGGAAGCCCGAATTGATAAACTTGAGCGTGGTTTGAAGCGCGCCAATTCTATCCAGCGCAGCAGCTCTAGCCAGATGGAGCAACGTGCTGAACAAAGCGCACAGCGTGTGCGAGCCAGCTACGGCAAAGCGGCAGACGGCGTCGCTGCGTCCCTCAAACGTATGGCGCTACCGTTGCTTGGTGGATTGCTCGCTGCTGACACAATCAAGAATATGCAGGCCTCTATTGGGCAGGTCGCCAGCCTAGGTGACGAAGCCAAGCGCGCCGGTGTCTCCCTCGACGCACTTCAACAGTGGAAGTTTGTCGGTCAACAAAACCGCATCGGTATTGATGCCATTGTTGATGGCCTCAAAGAGCTGAACCTTCGCAGCGATGAGTTCATTCTCACCAAATCAGGACCGGCGGCAGAGGCGTTTGGCCGTCTGGGATACAGCGCATCAGACCTTCAAGCGAAGCTCAAGAACCCGTCAGAACTGTTGCTGGAGATCATTGGTCGCCTCGAAGATGTCGACAAAGCGGGTCAAATCCGTATCGCTGATGAAATCTTTGGTGGCAGCGCCGGTGAACGCTTTGTCGAATTGATCGGCACTGGCGAGACCGGATTGCGCAATATGATGCAACAGGCGCGTGACACCGGCGCTGTGTTGGACGCAGACTTGATCGAAAAGGCGCAGGAATTGGATCGCCGTTGGGCTGCGCTAACCACGCGGACTTCAAACTGGTTCAAGACCTTTTCCGTAGAAGCGGCAGACGCAGCTGTGAGGATCGTCACAATGCGTGAAGACCTCGACGACATGTTCCGATCGTCCGCGCAGGCACGTAGCCTTTTGGGTGACGGCGTGGTCGCCGAGATAGAGGCTACAACAGATGCCGCCGATCAGAACGCTGAGGCTATTGGTCAGCTGCGACAGCGGTATGAGACATTGGGCGATCAGGGCGACGTGGTCGCGCAACAGTTGGAGCAAGCGTCCAACATCATGCGTAGTTTTGGCTATGATGACCAAGCGACCGCAATTGCCGATGTAGCGCGTAACTTACGTCAGCTCAGTGGTGACATGCGTGAAGGCAACATTGACGCCGAAGCGTTCGAAACAGGCATGGCTGACCTCACATCACAGGCCCAGACCGCCTTTGCCGAGATTGATGCAATTGACCGTGTCGAGTTCAGTGGTGCTATCGCCGGTGTTGGCGGCTTGATCAGGAAGCTGGGTGAGGCAATCGGGTTCGCAAGAACGTTACGAGCTACATTGCCCGGAGCGGACCCGCGCGGGACAACGGTGCCGGTGACCGTGGCGCGTGAGGTTGGCAGCTTTTGGGATGATCCGGCCAACGAAGAACTAGTGAACCCTGCGACCACCAAACCTGTTTTAGTGTCGCCACGGCCTCAAGCCGCGCCTTTTGAACTTGGTGTGCCTGACCTACCGCCACCACCAGAACCGGAAAATGCCGATAGTGTTGGTGGTGGCCGAAGTGAGCGCAAGACACAGTCTGACTATATAAAAGAGATTGCCAGCATCACCGAAGAAACAGCGGCACTGAAAGCTGAGGCACAGGCGTTGCTTGCGGTTGCCGCTTCCGGCGAAGATTACGGTGACGCAATGGAGTTCGCACAAGCCAAGGCTGACCTGCTGATGGCTGCGCATCGCTCAGGGCTTGCGCTGACGCCAGAGCTTGAAGCTCAGATCACTGACCTCGCCGCTGCGCAGACCCGCGCGGGGGTGGCCGCCGATCAAGCTGCCGATCGTATCCGCGCCATTCAGGACGCTGGTCGCGAAGGTGCACAAGCCGTGGCAGGTATCTTCACACAGATGGCGTCAGGCTCAATGACCGCGACACAAGCGCTTGGTGGATTGCTGTTACAGATGGCAAAGGTCGCTCTACAAAAGCGGTTGATGGCGATTGGTGAAAATGGCGGCGCTGCTGGGAACGTCATCGGCTTTATAGGTAAAGCGCTATCCGGAGGCTTTTCGGACGGTGGTTACACAGGTCATGGTGGGAAACACGATCCCGCCGGTGTCGTGCATCGCGGCGAATACGTAGTGAGTGCAGCTGCAACCCGAAAGTTGGGCGTCTCCAATCTCGACGCGCTGCACACATCTGCGTTGAAGGGGTATGCATCCGGTGGTTTCGTGGGCAGCTCGACCAAGCCGTTGATCGCGACACCGTCACAGTCTCAGCAATCGGTCAACATCAACGCGCCGGTGACGGTCAACGCGAGCGGTGGAACTTCGGTCCAGAACGCTGATCTTGCCAAGCAGATGGCACGTGAGGTTGAGCAGTCGATGAAGAGTGTCGTGGTCGAACAAATCCGGAAGCAGTTGCGACCCGGAAACATGCTGAATCAAGGGAGGCGATGAATTTAGGGGGCGTGAATATTAAGCCCTTGCAGGTGATCAGTGCGATCTTGGCTACCTACGTCAGTCTCGACACCAAGTCGCCGCTCTAAGGCGCCTCTACGCGCCCCTACGGCGCACCCTTACGTGTCACCCTGCTGCCTAAAGTCCGAGGGAGCGGAATATCTGATGTGCGAGCCATGTCTTCGTTGTGAATTCTTACCGCCGAAGGTGTGATTGGGCAAAAGAGGGTAAATTCCGGAGGTGGAAGGATAGAACCAGTCCAACGACGAGCGATAGCGAGGAGGGGCAAGCGACGAAGGAGCGCGCAGCTCTTTCTTTCTTTCTTTCTTTCTTTCTTTCTTAGGCTGAATCCGAGTGTGAGGGTGTCTGCGTAAATTCCGGACGGGTACCTGTGAGCTTTCACAACGACAATATGTGAAACGTGTGTCACACTTTTCGCGGTCAAGTTATATATATCTTAAATATATATTATTACATACCAATATAACGAACGAAAAGCGTGACACCCCCCCCCTGAAGCGAGGCGGGAAAAAGTCCTCGGCGCGGCCAGAAAGTCCTTGTAAATTTGTCACAGTAGTATTAGATTGAGTCATAACCTCATAGGATGGAAACCATGCCAGCAAACCTTCAACTGCCAACGGAACGGCTAGTGCAACTAAGAACGATCGCCCAAGCTTTTGGTGGAAAAAACCTCGCCGAAACTTTCGGCCAAATGATCCGTGAGCTTGCTCACGCCGGTGTCATCGACTCCCCCTCAATCCCCAACATCGATATCAAGGCCGCACCGGATGGCCTCGCTATCCGCTTTGACGAAGGCAGCTATGTCGCGTTCACGCCACCCGCAGCAAAATGCTTGATCGCCCGCCTACGCGAATATGTGTCCTCGAAAGAGAAACTCCCTCTGATGATTGATAGCACCTCAAACTTTATGATCGCCCGAAAGGTCCGCTCCGTTAAGGTCACCATTCCGGCCCTTAGCAACGACAGTATCACAAAGGTTCTTTCTCCTGACCTTGCATCCGACCTTGCGGACCTGATCGAAGCCGCCCTCGAAAATGTAACGACTGACTAAAGGCAGAGGGTCCAGTGCAACAACACCGGACCCTTTAATTCACTTTCTTACAAAATGGAAAAACACCAGATGTCCGACGTAGATGCCCCTCAAGAAACATCGTTAGTCACGACGGCTACGCTTGACGCAGACGTCACAGAGGCCAGCCAGAACGAAAAATTCCGAGAGATAGTCCATAACGAAGCACAAAAATACCGCGACTACTCGGAGTCAGAAGAGTATCGGAATAGCGCGCACATTAAGAATCTCCGCAAGAAAGATCGTGATCGCCAGGCTGATGGGACATGGAACGAAAGGCGGCGCAAGGAATATGCGGTGATGGTGGCGCTGGGGGAAAACCGCGAAGTACGCTCCTATGTGTCCGGCCTATCGGTTGAGGCAATGTCACTTCGTAAAAAGGAAGAAGCCAAGAAACGACAGGCAAAGCATCGCGCCAACCTAACCGCGACACAAATTGAAGATCGCCGAAAGGCTAATGCAGAGCGAGAACGGCAACGCCGCGCCGCAAGGAAGGCTGCTGAAAGTTCTGGCACCTGAGATACGCGTGTGATATAAATAACACACGCGGCCATTGCCGCTCTCTCCACCGCCGGTCGTCGAGTATGTTAGACCCCGAAAACGACCGGCGGACTAGAAGTAAGTAAGTAATTACTTATTAAAAACAATGAATTAGGTGCGATTTGGAGCTTGCGCTCGTCACGCCTAAAGAGGATTCTGGCGCCATATACCTTTTCACCTACCGGAGTGCCCCACATGGCCCATACTGCCCCTACAGATCACTACCTACCAAACGCCGCATATGAATTGCTGTTACAAGCGATCCTGAACCCAACACCGAGCCTAGACCCGCGCAGTCAGCTTATTGAGACTCTCGGTGAGATTGGTGGCTTGTGGCCAATGTCCTGCCTCGCAGACCGTGATCCGGTCCAGATGGCAGAAGCGGACATGAGTCGCACTAGACGCAATCTGGTCAACGACCTCTCCGACGAAGACGAGGCGGTTCTTGCAACGATTCAGAAAATGGTAACCGAAAATTACGCACAGCAGATCGAATTGGCGAAAGTCGAACTGCACTCATAA